AACTATATATTCAGTGTCTATTTGAGGGGCGCGGTGGGAGGCGAACAATTATATATCGGCTATTTCAACCAGACCGAGGTGCGTTTAACGCTAACGACGCAATGGCAACGGTTTAGTGTTATCAGGACAGGAGGCGCGAGTTCCTCCTCGTTTATGATTGGCGCCGATTTGCGCGGAGCGGGGAATACCAGCACACCCGCGCAAACCATCTACGCATGGGGCGCGCAGGTCGAGGTGCTGCCATACATGAGCAGTCATATTCCGACCACGAGTGTCAGTGTGACAAGGGCGCGTGATGTGTTGTATTATCCGATACCGAGTGCGGTGTCTGGATATAATCCCACTACCTATTCGCTGTTCGTTGAGTTCGACAGCGCGATCACCACGAGTTCGCGTGGTGGCATAAGTGATGGCGTATTCGGTAATTCGACATACTTCGTCAACAACGGTTTTGTTTCCGCGCAGACAGGCGGCGGATCGGCCAATGGCGCGGTGATGACAGCGGGACCGATCAATAAACAGTGCGGCACATATAGCGCCACGCAACTGAAGTGTTGCAACAACGGGGCGATCGTGGGGTCGGTGGCCGCTACTGTCGCGGGACAACCCACGGCGACACGATTGTCGGTTGGCTGTTCGCCATGGGCGCTGGATAATCAGCTAAATGGGCATATGCGCCGCGTGTCTTACTGGCCTCGTGTTCTCTCCGACAGTGAAATGCAGGCGGTGACAACGCTCGCCGGCCCCACGCTGTCACTCGATTTCATGCAACCCGGCACGCTCGATCCGCGCATCACGTTCACCCGCGCGTCATCCGCGACATACACCGACGCGAGCGGTGTCATCCAGACGGCGGTGACCAATGCGCCACGATGGGATTACGCTGGTGGTGTGTTGCGTGGTGTGTTGATCGAGGAAGCGCGGACGAACCTGATATTGCAATCGCAGGACGTTAATCAGGCGGTCTGGACGAAATCTGGAACGATTACCGTTACCGGCACCGTCGCGGCACCTGATGGCACGACGACCGCACAGACATTCAGTATCGCCGCGTCGGGTGTGTCGGCGACCTATCAGATTGTAACGGTAGCGTCAGCGACACGCGCGGAACCGAGTTTCTGGATCAAGCCCGTGACCACGACGGGAATATTCAGCGTTGAGAACCCCGCCAACAATGCGAATGGTAATTGGTCCGTCAACGTCGCGTTACTTAATCCGGCGATATGGCAACGCGTTACACGTAACCATCCAGCCGTGACGATATCAGCGGAGTTTACGGGAACCGCTGGAAATCAATGCGGTGTTTTCATTCGCACGGGCGGCCCCGTGATCAACGCATCGTGGTGGGGATTTTCCTGCGAGATCGGCGCGTTCCCGACCAGCTACATTCCAACGACGAGTGTCAGTGTGACACGCGCGGCTGATGTCGCGACGATGCCGGTCAACGCCACGACATGGTATGCGCCGTATCCCACGCCTAACACGCTGGCGTTCGAAGCTTTCCAGGTGCAGAACAATAGCAAAGCGGCGGTGATGACCGGCCTGATAAATGCGTCAAGCCAGAGAACCGGCAATAACGTATCCGGCGGCAATACCCTGACGATGTTCGATAACGTCGCTGGCATGAACTTCTCGGTTCAGGCGGTTCCCGTTGGTTCACCTTATAAAATGGCGTTCCGATTTGGTCCTGGCGCGCAGGGAGCGTGTGTGAATGGTGGTGCGATAACCACGCAAGCCAACGCGGCACTGACATCTGGTATGACAACTCTGTTGCTGGGGTGTGATGGCTTTGGTTCGCAGGCGAACGCTTATCTGCGCCGCGTGAACTACTGGAACCGCGCGTTGTCCGACACCGAAATGCAACAGGTGACAACATGACCGATTTCCGCATGTCCTTTCCCGTTACATCGCTCGGCACTGGCATCAGTGGGCTACGCGCGTTACGTGAAGCGGAAGGTGGCAACACACAGAACGCGCTCGGTGATCCGCGCGATGCGAGTGGTAACATCGTGTATCCCGATCCGAACGCCGGTCCCGACACGCCACCGCCCGAGGTCTGGTATGGTCGACCCGGCAGCGCGGCGACCAGCTACACAGACCTCGATGGTAACGTGGTGCAGGTGCCCGCCAAGGGCGATCCGGCGCTGTATTACGTCCACATCCGTTCCGCCATGCCAGCGGGCGAGTTCGATCCGATACAGCACGGGATGCGGGACGCGGACCCAAAGGCCAGCGCGGATGTCCTCGGCATCTGGCTGGGCGATGAGGCGCCGTGAGCAAGCCGCGCCCCTATGGCCTCGGTCCTTACAGCGCCGGCCCCTATGAGCGGTATAAGGACTGGATGAAGCCAATCCCGCCCGAAACAGGCGCCTGGACGCCGCCAACCGGCTGCGAGAGTGGAAACTGGCTTCCGGCGCCGCCGTGCGAGACCGACGTGTGGGCGGCCCCAGGGGGTCTGGCATGAGCGGCTACAGCACCACCCCTAGTCTCGGCCTCAAGAAGCCGCTCACGGGCGCCGACGACGATCTGTGGGGGACGCACTGGAACGATAACGCCGACATCCTCGACACCGTCATCGGCCCGCTCACCGCGTCATCTGTCACATCGGTCGCGGGTAAGACCGGTGCGGTCACGCTCGTCCATACCGACATCACTGACTGGAACACAGCGGTGCCGTCCGCTTCCACCGCGCCGCCGCTGATGGATGGCGCGGCGACGGTTGGCACGTCGGCGCTCTACGCCCGCGAGGGGCATGTCCATCCGTCCGACACCACCCGCCAGACGGCGGCCCAGGTGCAGGCCGCCGTGGCCCCGGCGTTCAACGGCACTGGACGTAATCTGGTTCACAATCCGATGTTCAACATCGCGCAGCGTGGCGCGGGACCGTTCACGACGAGCGGCGTCTATACGTTGGATCGTTGGTCACTGATATTCGTGACCGATACCAATTCCGTTATTCAGTTCCCGATCAATGACGCCAATCGTGCGCAGATCGGAGACGAAGAGGCGACCAATGTTCTTGGCGACACCATCGTGGGCAATTCCGCCGCCGGGGCGTTCTCGGTGTTATTTCAACGCATCGAGAATGTGCGACGCACAGCGGGCAAGACGATAACGGTATCATTCTGGGCGGCTGGTTCGGTTACGAGGCTGGGTGTCAGTGTCGATCAGGATATGGGAACGGGAGGTTCACCGTCCGCGATTGTGCTGAACGCCGGGCAGTCCGTTGCCATAACAGGTATATGGACGCGATATAGTCTGACAATGAACATGGCGTCATTGTCTGGGAAGACCTTGGGCACCAATGGCAATAGCTGCGCGTCACTAAACTTCTGGTTTTCATCAGGAGCCAATCAATCGGCGCGGGCCGGTAACGTCGGTGTGCAAAGCGGACAGATCAGTATATGGGGCGTGCAACTTGAGATCGGAACCGTCGCGACACCGTTGGAGAAACTGGAAATCAGTCAGGATTTCCGTAATTGTCAGCGGTTTTACGCTATTATCGCACAGTTCATAATAGGCGGCTACGCGGTAGCGGGCACCACGGTTTATGACAGTCTGACGTTGCCGGTGCCGATGCACCATGTGCCAATAGTAACATTCGCCAACAGCACGACAAGCGGCACGGGAGCGATAACCACGAACGCGACAGGACCATTTCTCCTGCAACTGAAGACGACCGTAAGCGCCACGGGTGGGTTCTTCGCATTCACTGATGTTATAGCAGACGCTAATTTCTGAGGAGCGACAAGCCATGCCTTCAACAGCCGGCCAAATGACCCAGACGCCAACAGGGAATCCTCAATGGCGGGCCACCAATGGCGCCATCGTGCAGGGCTTCCAGGCCCCGGTCGCGCCGCAGACCAATCGCCCTCATACCGGATATTCATATGGCACCTACCGGGACTGGGTGCTCAGGATGGGCTACAACCGCACGAGCGGCATCGCCGGCTGGCGCGTGAAGCTCCCGACCGGCGCGGGCTGGTTCGTCGCGGTGACCGATGACAGCTCCGATGCGCCGACCGGGGTGACCAACACCGCCAATAATCCGCCAGCGGGCGTGAAGTAGTGGGTCGTCTACCCGCGGGCGGAGTTTCGTAATGCCAGATAGTTATACGAATATACTTGGCTTAACCAAACCCGAGGTGGGTGCGAGTCGGGATACGTGGGGCGCGAAGGTCAACGCCAACATGGACGCCCTCGATGGCTTCGTGTCGCGCGCCACCCCGATCGGCGCCATCCTCGATTTCGCCGGCCCGACCGCACCATCAGGCTGGCTCATTTGCGATGGCCGTTGGCTCAGCCGCGTCACCTACTCAAAGCTGTTCGCGGTCATCGGTACCTACTGGGGAGCCGGGGACGGTTCCACGACGTTCGCGGTGCCAAACATGAACGGGCGCTCCGGCGTCGGCCCCGGCGCGTTCACCGATGAATCAGGCGCGTCCTACAGCCTTGGCTTCACCAGCCTTCAGGGCTTCGTGACCAGGACGATCACGCAGGCGTATCTGCCTGACTACGCGCTCAATGTCGTGGCGGCGGCGGCTCATAATCACACCGGCCTGACGGCGGGCGGCGGCAAACACGGGCACGCGACGGACGCGCAGGGCTATCACAGCCATCCAGGCTCATTCACGCCGAGCCACACCCACACCGGCCTCACCGACGTGCAGGGCGATCACACGCACGGCTATATTCAAACCCAACATGGCGCGGGCGACTGGGTGGCCGGATCATCCGCCAACCAGATCACCATCACCGCGCAACAAACCGACCCCGCCGGGCCGCACTTTCACAACCTCTCGGTCAACGGATCAGGCAACCTCACGCTCAGCATCGTCGGCGACGGCAGCCATTCCCATGTGACCTCGCTGGACGGCGACCACGTCCACGGTATCTATTACGACGGCGGCCACACCCACACGGCGACCCTCGGCGGCGGCGGGTCGTCATTGAAAACCCTGTCCCCGATCGCGGTCGTCACCAAGATCATCTACGCCGGCGCCGAGGCGGCGATCGTCACCGCCGCCGACATCGCCGCCGCCCCGGCGGGCTCCGAGATCGAGGCCCTACGGGAAGAGATCGCCGCGCTGCGGGCGCTGTTCGAGACGCCACGCGCCAGGATGCTCTCAGCCCCCTCACGCGGCCCGCACTAGCCATGCCAAGAGTAGCCCAGGCCCCTCCCCCAGGTATCGTTCGCAACGCGACGCCCGAAGCGACGCCGGGGCGGTGGTATGATTCCAACCTCGTCCGCTTCCGGGGTGGGCAGCTACAGCCGGTCGGCGGCAACGTCGCTCTGACCAACGCGGTGTTTCCCGACCTCCCGCGTGACATGCTGACGTGGCACGACAACGCGGGCGTGCGCTGGGCCGTCGCCGGGACGGACAGTAAACTGTTCGCCTATCGTTTCGATACCCAGGCCCTGCACGATATCACCCCTGTCGGTGTCGGCCCGCTCGATCCCCCCGGCGCGCTCGACGGCTATGGCCTCGGCGACTACGGCGAGGAGACCTACGGCACGGCGCGCGATCCCGGCGACATCGGCCCCCAGGACATCGCCGCCACCATGGGTGATCGTTGGTCGATGGATACGTTTGGCGAGGATCTGCTGGTCGTGCCGACCCAGGACGGGCGGCTGTTCCGCTGGACGCCGACGACGCCCACGGTGCTGCCCGTGGTCGTGGCGGGCGCGCCCGATCAGAACAGGGGTGTCATCGTCACCGACCAGCGGCATGTGGTGCTGCTCGCCGCTGGCGGCGATCCGCGCAGGATCGCCTGGAGCGATCAGGAGAATCCCAGTGTCTGGCTGGCCGATGTCACCAACCTCGCCGGCGACAAGATGCTGGTCACGCAAAGCTACGCGATGACGGCGGTGAAGGTCGGCGACGGCATCCTGATCTTCACCGCCAATGACTGCCACAAGATGGTCTACGTCGGCGCGCCTTATGCTTACGGCATCAGTCAGATCGCCACCGGCTGCGGGCCGATTTCACCAAGGGCCGTCGTTGGCATCGGCTCGTTTTACGCCTGGCCCGGCGTGCAAACCTTCTGGTCTTATCAGGGCAATGTCCAACCCCTGCCGTGCCCGGTGCAGGACTGGTTCTACTCCCTGGTCAACCGCTCCAGGGTCGGTCGTGTTTTTGGTAGTCCCAACCCGGCGTTTTCCGAACTCTGGTGGGACTGGCCCGACGAAGGCGCGCCCGAGACCAACCGCTATCTGGCGCTCAATTTCGCCGACCCGGCGCATCCGTGGGCCATCGGCGTCAGGACACGCACGGCGGCGGACCCGAGCGGGACGATGGATTATCCCGTCCTTGGCGGCCCGCTGGGCGCCGGGGGCGGTCTCTATCTTCACGAGTGGGGCTGGCTGGACAACGGCATCCCGCGCGCGCCCCTCGGCCTGATCTACGCCGAGAGCGGCGACATCGTCGCCGGCGAGGGCGACAAACGATTCCACGTCACCCAGCTCGTCTTCGACGCCGATGGTCCGCCAGATGTCCTCGGCTACAGGTTCTTCCCGCGCGAGCAGCCGCACGATGTCGAGAGCGAGTATGACACCGGTCTCTACACCGTCATTCACGGCGGGCTCATGGACATGCGTTTCTCCGGTCGCTCCATCCGCATGAGAATGGAAGCGACATCGGACAGCCCCTGGGCCGTTGGACGCCCTCGGCTGGAAGCGAAAGGTGGTGGCCGTCGATGAGCGTTCGTCCCGTCTCCCGCCCGCCCGCGCCGTTCACCGTTCCCTCGGGCGGCGGCCTCGACCAGCGGCTGGCGGCGATCGCCACCGAACTGAACAGAAAAGCCAACGCCGGACTGGCCGGTCCCGCTTTCGTGTTCGTGGGACTGATCGCGCCGGATGGCTCGACCTATCGTTTAACGGTAGATGATGCCGGCGTTTTACATACGGAACAGGTCCCCCGGATATGACACTTCCAAAACGATCCACCCCGGAGCCGTTCGCTCTCGCTCATCCTCCGGCCATTCCCGCCTCGCCCCCGGACCCCATTCCGACCTTCGACGCGGTCAACATCCGCGCGACCGACGGCAGCGTCTGGCGCATCCGGGTCACGCCGATGGGATCAATGCTGCTGGATCGTATCGTTACCTGAATGTTATCGAGCGAAGAGAAACGCGCGCGATTACAGAAGGCCCTGGACCAGGGGGGCAACACCCATGAAATTCAGGATGTGATCGATCTCGTGAAAGCCGGTAAAGCCCAGTTCTGGGAAAACGGCGACGGGTCTGTCGTCACGGAATTGCATGACTTCCCGCGCCGCAAGGTGGTCCATTACTGGCTTGTCTCAGGGTGCCTGCGCGACTGCCTGGCGCTGGAGCACGACGTGAACCCCTGGGCGATCGAACAGGGCTGCACCGTCGCCACCGCCGTGGGGCGGCGGGGCTGGCTCGGGCCGCTGGGAAAGACCGGCTGGCGCGCGGCGCCGACGCTCAATCTGTGGAAGCCGTTGACCCTGGAAGGGGAAAGTCATGGGAGGGAATAAAGGCGGCTCACAGACCTCGACGAGCCAGCAGTCGAGCAACTCCAGCACGCAAATCCCGGACTGGCTGAGCAACGCTTCCCAGGAGGCGGTCAACCGTTCCGTCGCCCTGAGCAACCAGACGCCGACGCCCTACTACCAGGGCCAGCAGGTCGCCGGTCAGTCACCCCTCACGCAGCAGGCTTATGACCAGATCAAGGCGCTCCAGGGCTCGGCCAATCCCGCCTTTGGTCAGGCGGCGAACGCCTGGGGCAACCTGATCGGACAGGCCGCGCCGCAGACCGCCTCCGGTATCAACGATCTCTCGAATCAACTCTACGGCAATTATCAGCAGAACGTCATGCAGCCCGCCCAGGGGCTGCTGGGCGGCTATCTCCAGGGCGGGCCGGCAACGGCTCAACAGGTCGGTTCCAATGCCCAGCAACTCATGTCGCCCTACGCCCAGAGCGTCATCGATCCGATGATCCAGGCGGGCGAGCAGCAGCGCCAGATCGCGCGCCAGCAGATCGCGGGCCAGGCCAATAACGTCGGCGCGTTCGGTGGCTCCCGCCAGGGCGTCGTCGAAGGGACATCCGACGCGGCGATCCAGCTCGGGACGCAAAAACAGATTGGCGATCTGTTGCAGAGTGGTTGGGGACAGGCACTGACGCCCGCCTATGGGTTGGCCTCCCAGGCCGGGCAGCAGGGCTACAACGCCGCCACCGGCCTCGCGGGCATGGGCCAGGCGGGCTATCAGAACGCCCAGGCGGCCGGTCAGGGCCTCGCCAACCAGAACCTCGCGGCGGGCCTGCTCTCGGCGCAGCAACTGCCGGGCCAGGCGGTCACGCAGGCGAACCTCAATCAGCAGCAGACCGCCGGCCTGCAGGCGGCGGGAACATCGCAGCAGCAGTATCAGCAGCAACTGATCGACGAGCAGATGGGCAACTGGGCGGCGCAATATCAGCAGCCGTATCAGAATCTCTACACGCTGCTGGGCTCCCTCGGTTCGGTGCCTTACGGCACCACCTCGACCAGTCAGGGCTGGGGCCAGAACACGCAAAAGACCGATCCCGGCCTGCTCAACACCGTTGGCTCGTATATCGGCATGATATCGAAACTGGCCAGCACCGGGGGCAGCATCGCCGGCAGCTTCGCCAAAGGATAAGGGGGTAGCCGATGGCATTCACCGACGCTGTATGGGGTGACATCGCGCCCGCCACCACGGGGACCGTGGGCGGTCCGATCGACAGCGGCGCCTGGGGCGGTAGTGGCCCCGGCGTCAACTGGGCTGACGCGATGAAGACATTTGGCGCGGGCGGCGACGCGAACGATGTCACCAAAAACCCCGGCACGATCCCCTCCCTCGCGCCACCGCAAATACAGACGCCGCAGTCTTCGGCCGGCCACGGGCGGCCGCTGGACATCCGCGAATTGCTAAACATACTGGCCGAGAAACAAATGCTGTATCAGCAGGCGGCGCACGGCCCGGTGGTCGCGGGGGGTCCGCCGTCGCCCAAACCACGGCCGCTCGGCCTGTTGGGGGTGTAAAACCATGGCCGCCACGGAAACCGCTGATACCGCCACACCCGATGTTTCCGGTCTGACACCGGAGCAGATCAACAAATACCTCACCCTTCTGCGTGTCGGGCAGGGGCTGCCGAACGTCCAGCCGGACCAGACGCCGGTCGATACCAGCGGTTTCTGGGGCGGCCTGCGCCACGGCATCTCCCTGCTTGGCGAGGCGGCCGGCTCTCCGGGTCCCGGCGCTCTTGGCGCACTGTCGCCAAAGGAGCGGGAGCAGGCGGGTCTGCAATCGCTGTCGCGGTTCGGCACCGGGCTGATGGCCGCCTCGCACTACGTTCCGGGACAGACCCTGGGGTCGAATCTCGCGCAGGGCTTCCAGGCGGCGGAACGCGGTTACGACACCACCGCGCGCCAGGCCATGGGAATGCTGGCGGC